TCTTCCTCTTCTTCCTCTTCTTCCTCCTCTTCTTCTTCCTCTTCTTCTTCCTCTTCTTCTTCCTCTTCTTCCTCGTCCTCTTCCTCGTCCTCTTCCTCGTCCTCTTCCTCGTCCTCTTCTTCGTCCTCTTCTTCGTCCTCTTCTTCGTCCTTATGCTCATCTTTCAAGGACGATTTCTTTTTACGGGAGTGCTTCGGGGTTTCTTCCTCTTCCTCTTCTTCAATTTCCAAAAACAAAGACTCAATCTCCTTGTAAGACTTAATATCCAATAAATCGTCCAAACAAGGAATTTCATCGAGGATATCTTCATCGTATTGATCTTTACGATCCTTAAAATCAATACGAGAAATGCCCGCATATTCATTCTTACCAAATTTCTCTGTGGAGAATCGAATACTCAAAGACAGCCCTTCTTCCAGGTCAGGGAACACACCACAATCTTCATCTTCGTCCAGTTCTTCGTTCAAATTGTCCTGAAACAAAAACTGACTCATATCCCATATATGCGGAAGTTCTTCATACTTTTTGTTATTCTTGGGAATAACAACATACAGGTTTCTTGCAGTTGGTTTCAATGCCTTTACAGCATCGTCCGTGTAATCTGCGCCTTCTCTCAACAAAGTAGCACGGTATTCGCAAATAGGACATTTCTTCCCAATACTTCCAGGGCATATAACGGCCTTTTTATCAGCACCAATATTACGATGCAGTTTGAACGGTCTCTTATACCACAAATCACCAACAACAGCGATCTCTGCAGAATCATCACGATCAGGATGTTTTGGATCTTTGACCACATAAGGCATAAAATCCAACACCGCCCTGCTTCCTGGTTCTGCGTTGAATATATTTACTCCTTTGGGAAGTTTGAGATGCCCATAACTGGCCCCTTGATTCTTTTGTTGCTTCGCATTAGCGGTAGTTTTTCCACGAAACTTGCTTACGCTTTTCTTCGACTTTCTTGCTTTCGTCTTTGCCATTTTTTGCCTCCGTTTTTCCAAAATTATTCTTCAAAACTTCCATTTTGCCTATGTGCCATGCCTTACTTACATATATGATGTAAACAGGCAAGAATATTAAAACAATCAAGCACATTGCTACCAAGGATAGTAATTGCATTGCACTCATTTATTCCTCTGTATTTTGATTGTTATGCAATGCAATTTGGCTTTTATATAAAGATAACACAATAACACCATAACAAATCATGTCCAACAATGTATCTTCTAATTTCTCATCCTCAACTCGAGCCTCATTTCCATTCATTAGATTGCAACAACGATTATATTTATCTTGCAATCTAATAAACGCACCAACATGAGGAGTAACCCCTACACGCAATGATTCCTCAAAGTTAGATAATGCCTCCTGTTTACCAGAATAGTCATTATCTTTTTTCTCCAGCATTTGTTTGGCTTGTTCCAATATAGCACGGCATCTCTTCATTTCTTCCTCCTGGAAATTTTGACTTTGTTATCTGCTTTCTTTGATCTCTCCTTTGCCTCCCATTCTTTACTCAAATCTCTTGGAACGGAAGGGCCAGCAAAATAAGAAGCACTATGCAAACGAACAAGATTTTCAAGTGCCGTTTTCTTTTGGTCAATAGCACGGACAGCCGCCACTGCCATTTCATATTCATATTTGGCCTCGATATATTCTTGTTGGCATTCTTGGTGTTCGGCATTTTCAACGATTGCACTAGATACTGCCCCTTCAGTAATTTTTTTCAATCCATATTCTTCCGGATTGGTGCGTATCTGCCTATCCAATTTCGCTTTACAAATTTCCAACTGTTCTTTTGCCGCATCAACCTCTTGTTTACACGCTGCCGAATGGGAGCAGTACCTAACCATTAGAGTCGGCTGCATAAGCCATTCCGTATCCAGCGCACTTTCATCGATGTAGACATCGCCCAAGTAATCTAAATCAGATTGCATAACAAGTAACCCCCTTTTATATTATATAATAGTATAAACATCGTGTTTTGTTTAGGGCAAATTCGCAATTATTCACCATTTACTATACTATAACAAGCAAAAGTTAATCCAGGGAATCCTGTATTATAGAATGGCTCGATAAATTCTTCCATGATAATTGCGGCTTGATTGTTAGTGCCTTTCAACAATACAGCATTACAATATCCCAATACCGCTCTTCTAATGCTCTCCGGATCTTGGGTTTTCAATCCCTGCAATATAGATGCGACCTTCTTCCAAGGTGCATTGCCCATAAGAGCACGGCATAATTCGATTGTTTGGGATTGTAATTCGGCCGCTCTTTTTGCAATAGCCAATCGTTTATCAGGATCTGCATTCAATACCTGTTCCAATATTTGTAAAGCGTCTCTACAATGCCCCAAACTATCTTCAATAATCTGTTCATATATATTCTTGGATAGTTTTGCACCTTCGGACTTTACAACATGCCGCAACAACTTAAACATTTGTGCATCGTCCAAAATATTCACTTGGAATTGGGAGCATCTTCCTCGTATGGTTTTCAATAATTTTTCAGGTTCCGTAGTAGCTAATATAAAATAAACATGGGCTGGTGTGTCTTCTAAAGCCTTCAACAACCCATTTTGTGCATCATTCGTCATCTTATGGCAATTATGAACCATAATACCATTTGCATAAAAACTAGGATGTGTTTCTACAGATAAATCATATAATGTTATTGTGCCGCACACGCATTCCTTATTTCCAACAACACTCGAGAAATGTTCGTTGTTACTTCCTTGTTGGTAAATCTCAATATAGTCCACCCCAACGATTCCAGCAGTTCCTGCTTCTTTTTGTCTCTCCACATATTCTTTTTCGATCTGTGCCCACGACAATACCTCTTCGTCCGCACCATGCAGTACCTCCTTATCTGGTGTTGTTTTATTTGACACAACATTACCAGATATGGAAGTGTATAACGAGTCTGTATTTTGTAAATATCTTGCGCGTATCCATCCTCGATTAGTGAAAAATTCATGTCCGTCCGAACAAAATAAAACACTACCATCCGTGCATTTGACTTTGACTAAACGCTCCAAGGGTATTTGTTTGGTATGTGTATGCGTGACTCTATCCATACCATGCATATTGAATACTTCGTCACCAACTTTAATATCTTCTATAGCAACATCACCTCGGGTTGTTTGGACCATAGTTCCCGGGGCAAAGCACTCGTCCAAAAGCCATACTTTGCACGAACCTTCTAATGGGGCGTACCTAATTTGTTTTCGTATTTCCCGGGCAGTATCAATCCCACGAAAATCTGCTGTATCTACTTCTCTATAATCTGCTTCGGCACACCCTAATTCTTTGGATAATATTCTGGCTAGAGTAGTTTTCCCGCAACCACTAGGGCCATGAAATAGGTATGTATGGGGTGCCTCATCTTTTGATAGCATATTCTTTAATGCACATACAACATCTTCATTCCCAACCATTTCATCAAGTGTGGCTGGTCTGTACTTCTTATAGAGTTCCATAGCACCCCTCCTTATTGTTTGATCCACGCAATATCAATATCAGATACATTGTATATATTCTTATTCTTCAATCCAGAATCCATACATTTAATTCTCACTTGCATACGCATAACATCATACCCAGTTTCATAATAGAATTGGTGTATTCTTTCGTTAAGGTAATTTCTAATTTCTTCTTTCATACACCTTAATTTATCACGTTCTTCTGCAGTCATATTACACCTCTGGCAATGTAAAGGATTTCTTTTCAGACCAAGGGGCATCCACATCACAAATATCAGCATCAACAGTAAGTGGAACAATAATCCAATTCCAATGTTCTTGTAATTTCTTGCAAGTTACTTCTACAATAGTTTTGCAAACATGCTCCAATTCGTCAGGATGCACGTCTACAATAACAGCATCATGGATTTGATTGACAATTCTACTATCCCAATTTTCTTCAACAGATATTTTATATATCTGTATAAAAGACCATAATAGACAATGGAAAGCGGCACCCTGCACCGGATAATTTATTACTTCATTCTTACTCATAACCCCTTTACATCTAAACCCAGTATAAGTATCAAAGTATCCTTTTTTCTGGTATTGCTTGTGCCACCTAACTTTCCACCTACCATATTCACGAAATCTATTATTCCAAAAGTCATCTTCAATATCTTTCATGCGTTGCTTAAAAGCATCGTATGATTTAATACCTTTGCTGATTAGGTGGTCTCCAATGGTTTTACCGTCCACAAAATCCACCCCATATCCTTTACGCCACTTGGTATGTGGTAGGCTGCACCACTTACACAACCCATCTACGTTATTTCCGTAATAATCTCCGTAGAATTGCGGGAATATAAAACTGTTTTTGGTGGCATTACGTATGTACTTATGTCCCGGGTATTTTTTCTTATCATACCCATCAACCATGAAAATTTGTGCGGCGACATCACCATGCATATCTGTATTATCAGATGTAAGATATTTAAGCATATTTCTATCTTTGTGATAACATGCGGCAATCGAAACTTCCAAGGCACCAAAATCAACTTCAATTAACTGGTGCCCTGGACGTGGGAATATAGCACGACGACAAATCTTCATCGCTTCTTTATCACGTTTAGGAATATTCTGTAGGTTGGGGGAATTGGAACTCGAGCGATATGTTCTTACAGTATGTAAATTTAGAAACGGGTGTATGTATCCATTTACTTGTTCTCGCAAAAAAGCATCCAAATATGTATCTCGTATTTTACGTAGTTTGCGAATATCAATAATATACTGCAATTCTTTTATGTCTTTACTCAATTCCTTCAATGATTCTTCATCTACTGCACCTTTACCAGATGCAGTAGTTTTCACAGGTTCTATTCCATTCAACTCGAATAGAATTTTCCCTAACTGATGGTCTGAATCTAGGTTTGTATTACTACCGAATTGCCTTTTCCAATCTTTTACAATCTTGGATTGCTCTAGTTTATTCAATGCGCGGTTTATTTTTCTATCAATATGTTTTTTCTTTTTGTGACAATATTCCACATCTATACGCATACCATTTTGTTCGGCATGAGAAAAAGCAATAGTCCCCTCATGCATTAGATTGTAAGCATCTAATATTGTAGGTTGCATGTCCAATCCTTATTTAATGGTAATTCATATCCTAGCTGTTCCATCTGAATAAGTGCCAATTTATATTCTAATAAAGCATCCATTCCACAATAGGTTAGTAAATCCTTTTCAGAATATTTATCTATAAAATCATAAATCCTATTCATAGAATTGGCATTTTTAGGGTCTGTTCCTTTCAAATATGGGCTCACAGCACTGTCATAATCAGCGATACCAAAATGCACATAAGATTGAAATTTTAGGCTTAATATACCTTGCCTATTATCAATTATATGCCCGGCAATCATCGTATCCCATATCCAAGGAGACACACCCGTACCAATACGAACACGACTCCACGCTTCTTCAAATTTCATATTGGCAGCCATCTTTGCACAATTATTGCTTTGAAGATATCTACTGAATAAATACCTATCTTTCTTTTTCTTTGGCATCATAAATGAATATACTTTATCTGCCGAAGTAGCTACTGCACAACAAACAATTCGATGCCCTCTTGCATGTGGCTTTAGCCCTGTTGTTTCATAATCTATACAAGTTATTGGATAGTGCCCCAAATGTAATTCTTCAAATAGAATCTGTAACTGATTGTCATTAGTAACATACTCTATTTGCGATTTCTCATTGGGGAAATCTGGTAGAGGTTTATCAATATAGGAGAAAGCATTTTCCAAATCCATCTCCCATATTCTACGAACCTCCGGGTAATCTTTTTGTCTTTCCACATAAGATGGATGGAAGACCGGACATATCCACGCATTTAATTCTCTGTCAGGAATACAAAACCCTCTCCATTTATTTATAGATCCTAAATCTTTTTTCCATCTAGCACCAATAACCGAGTGCAAAGCAGAAGTACCTAACAATAGAATCACGTGTGGTTTATTTCGTTTTATCGTCTTAAATACACGTTTTCTACAACATTGTATTTCATATTGTCCTGGTGTTTTGGGACTGTAACAAAACACAGAATTGGTATTCAAACAATCTTCAAATAAATCAATTCCGAATTTTGCATACGTTCTCTTCAAAATTCTACCAGCTTTTCCTTTCCAATGACTCCCCAATTCGTCTTCTATTTTTCCGGGGGCTTCCCCAATATTTAGAATACGTTTGGAGAAGCCGCCTGTGGGCTTCATTTTAGGGTTTTCTGCTTGCTTATATAACCCACAAGAAACACAAGAATAGGTTTTACCATCGGGCCTAGATTCGCTTTTTATTTGCTCGGAACTAAAAAACCCCTTCATATTCACATATCCTATTCTTCTTCACTGGCCATTAAAACGACGATATGGTTCCAATTTTTACCAGAAAATTTCATCTTACCGTCCCCAACAACACATTCAGTCAGCCGGGAATAAATACTACCGAGAAAGGTAGGATTAACAGAAAAAGAAAATGGTTTATTGTTATATTTCATATTGGCAGATTCTTCGAACCATCCTACTTCTGCTTCTGCACGAACAATAAAACGATTTTCTTTCATTGTAATAATTACAAACTCGTCAAGAAAATGGTCTCTTTTGGAAAAAACAGATGCTTTATCCAATATATCGTGTAGCTTTTTTGGCAGGGTAATGGTAACACCCGGCACATCCAATAAATGATCGATGGTAGGAAACTTATCTTCGAATATGCGGCATGAAAACACACTACCACCTTCACACTTAAAATGCACCCACCCCTGTCCATGCTGTATTTGTTCTATATTATATTGCAAAAGAGCTTTTGCTGAATTGTGTGGAATAAGAAAACCCGGCACTGGTAGTTTTGTTTGCATATCATATTGGGTTAGCCGGAAATTATCAGAGGATTCTACAAAGCCATCTTTACGGACATGCACACAAGTTAGTATTGGCTTGCTCATGTCCCGGGAACAGGAAAACATTACAAACTCGAGGGCTTTTAACAGCTCTTTACCATCTATTGTTTTCCAACCTTTCAAATCGCCCAACTCTTCCAAAGGCAATTTCATATCTTGTTGCAGTGTTATTCCAGCTTTCGCACGGCCAGCTTTTACAATCACTTCACTGCCTTTCACTTCCAAATCTACTTCACTTTTGGTCATCTTATTGAGAATGGCATAGAATTCAGTGGCCTTTACTACACCGCGAATATCCAGTCCTTCGATTGGATGCCGCACACTAATTTCATCATTATAGGTAACAACGCACCCATCCATAAAAGCAAAGGAATCTGTTTGTTCGATAATATCTTTCTTGGACAAGCCGGGCCTTACCACATCCAATATTTCAATCAATTTACTCTTATCAATCTTCATCTTCCCTCCTAATTGTATTACAAACCAAAACCACGTAATCGTTTCTTAATGGTAAATTGCCAAGGATATTCTGGCATGGCATTCTGTAAGTCTATAAAAAATTGAGAATTTAATGTGTCTCGCATTATATAACTATTTCTCAATCCATGTTCTATAATTGTTTCAACAACGCGCATTTTCATTCCAGCACGTTTTGCACCAACCCATTTTTCATTTTCTTTCAATTTATATGTTCTTGGTTCTTTGCGATATGTGGACATACCAACATTACACCCTTTCGCATGTGCGTATTCTTCAAATTCCTTTTTTTCGTTAATAGATAAATCTTCATAATGCACTGCTGTTGCTTTGGGGTTAATAACAGATAAGGATATTTTGTAGGGCATTCTTGTATAAACCCATTCCCCATCAACCCTATAAGGCACGAATACATGGCCATTTCTAGCAGTCATAATCCAACTTGTACTATCAACAGAATACCAAGGGTATCGCCACATCAACTTAAAATTCGTAAGTCCAAAACCATGCAAACGAACAATAGGCCAGCCATCTTTATCAGTAAGGTGTTGGGACCATATATGATCTAAATAAGGTGTCAGTCCTCTATCTTTTACAACCAACCCACCAAGAGCAATATAATCCTCTCCGGAATCTATATACCTATGCAACCACTTAAAATCCTCCCCCATGTGAAATACTGGTATGGGATTTAACCCTGCTTTTTTCAGTTTCTGATGGTTTTTCCAAGTGCCTTCTGCATCTCCAATCATATCTAAATTAGCATACACTTCCAATCTATCTTTATACTCGGTTAGAAATTCGATATATTTATCAATGTTTATTTCTTCTCCTTTTGCCTTGGCACTAAAAGCACCACTATCAATAAATATACGAACTTTATTTTTTAGATTTAATTGGAAGGAAGATACATCATTCCCATCGTAGCAATAATAGAAAGAGTGAAGGCGGTATGCACCCTCACTCTCTTCCCGAACTTTGTTACCAGCTCGATAGATAATCATTTGATAAGACTCATAAATTCGTTGCGTGTTGTTGCATATTCCAAAAATGTGCCCTTCATTGAAGATGTCACCATTATGCTGTTCTGTTTGGAACAGCCCCTCATTCTCATGCATAAATGCTGTGCTTCAATCACACATGCCGCTCCTTTAGCACCAACCTCTTCCATCAGAAATGTTGTAACCTGTTCTCCGATTCTTTCCTGTATTTGCAACCGCCTAGCATATATGTCCACCAACCTTGCCAACTTGGAAATCCCCAATACTTTCCCATTGGGAATATAGGCGACATGGGCTTTACCAATAAATGGAAGCATGTGGTGCTCGCACATACTATGCATTTCAATATTTTTAAGCATGACCATTTGTTCGTATGTTTCACTATCGAATTGGGTAATTAAAGTTTTTGGGTCCATTTTATACCCACAATACAATTCTGACCAACTCTTTCTAATGCGCTTGGGAGTGTCCAAAAGCCCTTCCCTATTCACATCTTCACCAATCATTTCTAATTGGTCTCGCACTGTTTTTTCAATAAACTGGTTTTCAATATTAGAATAATCCATTCTACTCTCCTATAATGTCTTTTCGAAGCAAACAGTTATCACATTTACCACATGCTGGCACAAAATAACAAGAATATGTTTTTGAAAAATCTACACCCAATGTAATACCAACATCATAAACTTTTTTCTTATCCCATCTCCTTTCATAAAAAGGGGCGCGAATACGTGTTTGGTAAGACAGCCCTACGGTGGAAAGAAGGTTCATCATATCAACAAATTGAGGGGAATTATCCCCCGTCATCAATTTGTAAGTACGCCTATTATTCCATTCGGCTTCTCCGTAAAGATAACCCACCAACAACTCGTCGATTTCATGCGCTGAACAAAATGCAAGGGCATACGCAATCATAATCATATTACGCCCTTCAATAAAAGTTTCTTCATACCGTAATTGATCCCATTCATTCAAAGGATCTTTTTCATGGCTTTGGTAGTTTGGCGTAAATAAACCCATTCCTATTGCTTGCCAACTATGCACCATCATATTCAATATTTCCACATCATCCAATTTCAATTTATTGATATGGTACTTCAGCATTTCTAATTGTTTTTCAAATGCTATATGTCCATAATCCATTGAAAGAATAAAAGGGCGTCGTCCGGCGGCTACTTCTTCATACATAAGAACAGTAGAATCCATTCCACCCGTTGCCATAATAGCTACTCGATGCATTTTTTGATATCCTCCAATTCCTTTTCAGAGCGTCCTTTCTTCTGGCTTTCATCAAAGAATGTGAATATGTGTTCTGTAGGATCTTCTTGCATCCATTCTTTTACAGCTTCGCCCAAATCTGGGTGTGTAGCACATGCCGCAACATACTTTCGAAGACACGAACGGCACTTACCACATTCTTTATTATCCCCCGAATAACAACTACGGGATAATAGCAGAATAGATTTGGTATTTCTAAAACCGAATTTGTCCATATAATTAGACAATAATTCAGTTTTTGAAAATGGTTTGAATGGTATGTGAATGGTGTAGGGTGCTTGATAATGCACCTTATCAGGAGAGGTAGCAAAATAATTAAGCATACCTTCCATTTGTGCCTTAAATACGTAGTCTTTGTCTTTTGTGGTGTCTCCCGATGTGAAAGCAAAATAAATGTTATTGCTATATTGGGCACCAATGAGGGCGAGCATATTATTTCGAAAAGGAATAATATTATTGGGAAGGGAATATTGGGATAGTGGTAAATATGCTTTGTGAACACCAGGAAAAAATTTATCTATATATGCTTCTTCTAATCTATTTTCCGGTGTATCCATTTTAACGAACAGGCATTCATTTTGTCCAAAATCGAACATCTGTTTCAATATAACAGAATCTAATCCTCCACTGAAGAGTAATATTCTGTTGTTTTCGGCCATTGTAATCCCCCCTGATTCTTATCATCAATATATACGTCTGCCCTTAACTTATCCATTACGAGAGCATGGTATTTTATTCCTTTGTTATGTAATTCTTCTTCAGTTTTTTCTCGTATGGAACATGAACGCGCTGTATGAATAATAATTAAATTATTTTTATCCTCATACAGCGCGTTTACCTTACTTGGATGGGACAACGCGGTCCCATCCAAGTCTATAGCTATGACCTTCATTACAGCTTGGGATCGTTTTTGCCAAGCTCCCCATACACCCTTTCGTAAGTCTTGAGGCGGTATGTTGCCCACTTTTCATCCTTGTCAAGCTGTTTGGCCATTTCTGCAATTACCTTTGTTCTCTTCTTCTTCTGCTTGATTGCCTTGCGAATAATATCGGTCTGGTTGACCCCAGGAGTGGAAGAGGAAATTCCCTTAGAACTATTCTTCTTCTTGTCACTCTTCTTCTTCTTGGGCTCTTCCAATTTGGACACCCGCCACATTTCCGGCTTCAGCTCACGCGGTCCGGCAAGACCCTGATAACTGTCCAGCTTCTTACGAAGCACCTTGAATTCGTCATACTCCTCAACCAATGCCTTCAGGTCTTTGAGCTTCTTGGTTTCAGCAAGAATCTGGCTCAAAGGCTTGTCTTCTTCTTCCTCTTCTTCTTCCTCTTCTTCTTCCTCGTCCTCGTCTTCTTCCTCTTCCTCGTCCTCTTCTTCTTCCTCGTCTACTTCTAATTCGTCCTCTTCTTCTCCACCCTCTTCCATGGTTCGGAAGGCCGCTTCGAGGCTTTCCAATACAGCCCAAGTATCTTCGGAGAATTCATCATTTTCCGGGTCTACCAAACTCCCCGCCTGTTTGATCAGTGTGGTGATTTTTGCAACGGGCTTTGAAGTATCAATTTCAGGGTCCAGGCCCAAAACATCATTCAGTTCATTTGCGGCTGTTACCAATTCTTTCTTCTTCAGCTTTGCCATGATTTCCTCCTGTTTAGAAATAGGCGTTTGAAATTTAATAAGAGCGAATATTAAGATTTAATCCTTCACATGTCAAGGTTTCTTCGTAAATAATTTGCAGTATCCTCTCCCTCGAGACTCCTTTTAACATAACCTCCTTTTTTACTTTCTTCATTTTCTTTTTAAGATCTGTTATTTTTCTTTTGTTACCGCGTAGTGTAGCAAAATCCATAGTCACATTCAAAGATAACATGAACCAACGCAATAAAGCATCTTTGGACCAAAACGGCATATCTGGATATAAACATAGCAAACTACCAAGACAATGTTTTTCATTATCCATTACAATGCCATTCAGCAATATATCTGAATCGGATAATTTAGCCGCCATTGCAACCCCCTTTACTATGTAATATAACCATCACGCCATTTTATTTAGGGCAAATTTAGGAATTTATGTAATTGTGCGTTAATTGTCACATAATTTCCTAGATTATGTATTATGATTTGATTCAATATAGTTTGGTAAGAAACCATATTCTTATTATTTATATTGATTGGTGATATTGCAAATCTACAACGCACACCCAATTCTTGATTATTTACAAGCCATTCAATTTCTTCCATAGCTTGGCTTAAATGATCCAAATTCTCCACAACATATTTAATCGTTGTGTTCGGCTTGCTCAATGCAAAACTGTGCAATTCCACATAATCAACAAGATCAACATTCAAATACATTTTACGGTCGATTATCCAATGTGCAATATCGGCCTCAACTGTTTTTGGAATTCTTTGGGTGCCATTGGTTTCTATCGATACTTTTTTGTTCAATGGCAAAAGAACAGTCAATAATTTATTTACACCGGCCCTTTGCAAGAGTGGCTCTCCTCCGGTAATAAGCACATTATCTACCAGAATCAATTTCAATATTTCTTCGACAATGAGTTTATATTGATTATGCGTATCTACAGTGTATTTTGAATCACACCATGGACAATTAAGATTACATCCTTGTAATCTAATAAAAGTAGCTATAGAACCTTGCGGAAAAGCCCCACCAACCTCCCCACTCATAGAAGTGAAAATTTCACTTACACTTATTTTAATCATCAAACACTCCATTCAGCATAACTGGTAGGGGTTTCGTACAGACGAACCATTTCAACTCGAGTGAATTTTGGAATAACTCGAGGAATTCCCTCTTCAGCTAACCAAACAACCATCATTTCTGCAGTAGGACAATGCGCCGGGAAATTTGCCATAATCGACGTGGTAATAACATCATTCAAACAATGATGATCCATTTGCTCGATTATTTTGTTAATAGATTTCTTAACCACGGCAAAGTCAACAACCATCCCATCACTGTTTAGTTTATCTGCAGAAAGTCCCACTTGAAGTTTGTATGTGTGTCCATGCAGATTGAAACATTTGCCTTTATGCTTGGGGAGATGATGTGCCGAATCAAATGTGAATTCTTTTACAACTACGATTTTACTCATTTACCCACCCCTTCTATTTCATCCAATTCCTTTAGTACATCATGGCCTCTGTTGGACATATATGAAGATTGCTGCTTAAACAAACGTCTTCGGAGTTTGATAAACTGTTCGTCAATGTGCCGAATCTTTGTATTTGTAACCCGTTCTTGTGGATACTTTTCTTTGATAATCTCTGCAACATCCTCTGGGGATACATAATCTTCATAGTGCTTCAACAGATGATTGAGAACCAAAAAAGAACATTCCTTGTGCGTAGACATAATACCACTCCTATGATTAAAGGGTTATTTGTTTGATTTTTCAAAAATTACAATCGGCGCGTCATTGTTGTATTTTTTTTTGTAGGGGCTTTATATTCTGCATCTATAATAATACTCCCTTTTGAATCTCTATCCAAATCACTGTTTAGTAATGACCTGACTTCATCTGTTTTATTCACATAGATCAAAATGTTTGCATTATCTGGCACTGATTCCAAATAATTTTTCAATTGAATTGCTAACATTTTTTATTCCTATGATTAAAGGGTTATTTGTTTGATTTGCCGGGGTTGCTCGACAGTTCTTATATTTTTGGGTGAACCATCCCCGGCATGTTAAAGAACGACTATGGGGTTTTTATTGAGGCCCATAGTCCTCAAAATTAAAATCGCCACATCTCCAAAATATCCTAAACAGCAAAAGGCCACCTACCCAACACACCCAAAAGCATATTTCCGTAGCACAATCTTAAAGATAGCTACCAAGAAAGGGTCTGCCCATTTGTAACCTCTGCAGTATTTTACACTGGTGTGCCGCACTAAAGTCACCATCTCTAACAACCAACTCATTCAACCGCATTATCCCAATCTCTTTTTCCCTATCAGTTTGGTTCATTCCATACATCGCAGTTACATGGGCATACTTTCGTTTATCTTCAGAAAAGTTACTCTTATTCAATGTTTCTTGTTCATACGATGCAGCATCTGCTTGTGTTGCGGTAATCACCAACATATGACGTTCCTGGGATAGCCTTCTCAAATTTTTCCATCGCTGGTTTTGCTGATTCCTAAAATCCATTTGCATTCCAGCAGATCTTTCCGGACCCATAATATCCGCATAATCTATTACGCATATATCAGGAACAAATCCTGTTCTTTCCAATAAATCTAATTGCCCATCTATCATACCTGTATTCAGTGTATCGTTGGCATACGTGGCCAACTTAAATCGCTTGCTATGCTTTTTTCTAAATTCTTTCATTTTCTTGTAAGCATATTTCCAAGTCAATGTGGGCACTGGATCTCTCCAGGAAATCCAAGGAACGATTTTGGCCTTCTTGCAATTCCTACAAGGAACATAATCAGGAAATTCTTTTCTTTTCTCAATCAGTTTGTCTAATGTGATTTTAGAAAACTTTTCTTCTGGCAGTTCATTGAAGATACCAAAATCACATTCTCTATCAGGGCTATCACAAGAATCATTTTGGTTGTATAAGCAATCAACAACAGGAACAAACATGCCTTGGCAATATCTTTCTTTATCGGACCTCTTGGAGAAATAAATACCCATTCTTCGTAACTGTTCTTTTTCAGACATATCTCCAGCTTGGAAAAATATTACATTGGAACCAGTGCGTATTCCCCTTATTGCCATTTCTAGTAGAAGAAATGTTTTTCCTCTTTTCTCCGGTCCTAACAATGCAACGAAACCCCCGCGCACTAATTGATCATTCCAAAACTGACCTAGTGCGCGAGGGAATTTTATTAGAGGTTCTGATTTCTGCTGAAATGCATCTTTTATTAGCAGTGGAACTGAAAAAGGTTCTATAACATGCGTAGAATCTGCGACAGGTTGTTTGAAATTACTGGCTTGGTTTAGTGCTTCATCTAAATCATTGCGATTTAGTTTTTCCTGTATGTCTTCTGTAAATCGAACTATATTCTGTTTATTGAAATACTGTTTAGTTTGATCTACCAGATAATCAGTATTGAATTTAGACCGTTCATAATCGTCACTTAAACTATCCAGTATGTTTTCAATGTCTTCTGCTTGTTCTTTTTGCAGAGTCGATAATTTATTAGCAAAAATATCTTCAATATTGATTTTAGGGGCGCATCTATACTGACGATAATATTCTAAACACCAAGAAATAATCTGTTTGGCTGTTGAAGATTCAATATATACCGGATCATATATATCTAAGATTTGGGCTATGTATGCATCAGATATAATAAATCCGGTAACAATTCGTCGTTCAATAAACTTATCAGACATTGATTAAGCCCCTTCAGCGACTTCTACTTGTTCAGCATTTTCAACAACCATCACTAATTGTTCTTTGCGAATATATATTATCGCACCATTACGACATTCAAAAAAATAGAAATGGAAGTGGTTTTCACGCTCTAAATCAGGTCTTCGTATAGCCAATAATTCCATTTCATTCACTGTTGTAATAATCTGCAGATACTTAAAATCAGGCATGATATTAACCTCTCAAATCTTTTCCATTGGTTCCGATAGTAATACACATTCCATTTATTCTTGATGTGATTCTATCATCTTCCCACCTTTTGGCTAATTCGCAAGTGCTTTTATTGGAAGTGATAATTGTGGCTTTCTTATGGGAATAGCGATAATCTATAATCATATGGAACATCTGCAAAACCCATTCACTACACTTTTCAACTCCCAAATCATCAATTACTAATAAATCTACCATGCAGTATCTATTCAACATTGCTTGTTCATCTCTATCTTTGTCTGAATAACACCTACGCAAGTTAAAAAGAATCTGTGTGGCAGTTTCAAATATAAAATCAACCGGGCCTATTCTTTCAACAAATCTTGTATGCATGCATTCCAGCACTGTTTGGGCGGCTTTCGTGGTTTTGCCTGTTCCTGCTGGCCCGGTAAAGAATATGCCATCTCCACATTGTATATTCTTCAGCAAGAGTTTTTTGTTAATGGAAATTTTGTTTTTTTGCAATGCATCTTTTATACGTGGGGTGAACTTACACATAATTATTTCTGCATCCCATTTAGCTTCTCGTTTGCAATACTCACATTGTGCTCTTTTGTAATTTCGTTTACAATACTCGCATACCGGCATGTTATACACCCCCTTTGCTTTATTATATAACCATCTCGCCGTTTTATTTAGGGCAAAAATAAAAAAAGTCTATTCTACTACATTTCCTTGGGGATCGTATAAGACGTCATCAATCATTTTGTAAACATTGCGACTATATTTTTCTTCTAATGTTTCTTTAGAACTTAATCCTACAATAGATTCTTCAGAACCAGTATCTCTTTCCATGGCACTTTCAAGATTCAAAAATTTATTACGCAGAGTAGCACCTGATAAAATCACTGGTATATATTTGCCACCTATTTTCTTGGAATACCATTTCAAAGCGCGTCTTACGCGCGATCTCTTAATTCCACAACTGGAGCATAATTTTCTAATTTCATTGGCCCAGGAATTTATCTGAAATGGTTGGATAGTTATATTTCTATTTGATTCAACAATCTCTGCTAGTGTTTTGGCTAGAGTAATATACGGCTTATTCTTATCTCCAGTAGACTTGGTTTTTGTAGCTGCACATTTCTTCTTGGTAGGTTTGGTAGGTTTGATTCCTGGTTTGGTTGTTCTTCTCATAATAACTGATTCCTCCTTTTGCTGTAAATTGCTGTTGACAAATTTTTCGGGACAGTGTTTTTTATTTTTAATATTTTTAGTATTAGTATTATTATATATATGTCCCGAAATTTTTGTCGCCCTGTAATTTACGGGTGATTTTTTTTGATTATTTTTAAGTGGTTTCTTTAGATTATCAGGTGATTCCATACATTTATGTGAAGACGAATTTTTTCTACTTTTTTTAACTTTTTTTTTATTTTTTGTAACTTTATTATTTAATTGGTTTTTTTTATTATGGTTATTTTTTTTGATTTTTAAGTTACTAGGTGATTCCATACACTTATGTATAGATACCCCCCGGCAATTTTTGACCTCCCCCCGGCAATTTTTGACCGGGGGGGTCTCTAATCTACTATATAAATTTCTAATCTTCGTGGCATATTTTTTATTGTATTCTTTATTTATACGTAATGTTCTTGTTCTATTTCCAGAATCAGTTATTGTAGTATCTATGAATATGTAATGTTCTTCTTCTAATTTAGAAATCATCTTACGTATCGTTCGCATAGATATATTAAGTAATCTACTCAAATATCGATTATTAACACTGTATTGTTTGTACTGTTCAGGAGCCAAAGATAATAAGCACCCAAGAAGAATCATTTCCCGTGCAGATAGATTGGGATTGACTAATGCTTCTGCAGGAATAGTAGGATTAAATAATCCAAGATTATTGGGTTTTATGTGCATCTTCATTACCTGTTTATTATGTGTTTCAACTCGAGCAGATTTTCAACTCGAGCAGATTTTCAACT